TATAGGTACGGCTGGCGGCCTCTCCATTTGGAGTTGGCTAATCTTTACAAATTAATGACCGATTCTCGGGCATTTTCTGTAAGATCAGCATATGGCAATGTGAAGTTTGATAACATCTCTGAAGATTTCCCGGCTAGTAATGTCCGGGTTGTTTCCGACGATGATTTTATCGATGGTTCACACAGAGTCAATATCTCAGAAGTTACATATAAGGCTGGCTTCAATTATTTTAATGAAGAACAGTCTCGTAACAATAGTCTGATGGCCAAACTTGGCCTCGATATTGAATCTATTCTTGGTACGGCTTGGGAACTCATACCCTGGTCCTTTGTTTTAGATATGTTCGTCAATATTGGTGACTGTATTTCGACTCTTAATTTTAAGAATCAATTCAGTCCAATAAACGGCTATCTAACAACAAGGGTAGTAGCCAACGTTGAAACGTTGACTACTAGGGCAGGATTCTCAACAGCTTTTGGTTGTACAAGGCACATCCCTGAAGACTATCAACGTCTCAAGTTTGCCAGTAACACCATTGCTGACCCTTTCCGCTTTTATCTTGACGGCGCTAAGTTTCGACTTAGAGGCAATCATTTGTCTAATGGAATTGATCCATCGACAGTTGATGATAGCGGTTTTATCTTCTTTCAGGATTTCGAAAATGAAAGAAGCGGTGCTGACATGGTCCCGGAGCGTGATTTTACTCCGGTCTATGTACTCGATGTAGATGGTAACAGCCGTCAGGTTGACGCCATTTACCAGGGTCCGCGTCGTGGAAATAATCTACATGGGAAATTCCTTATGGATTATTTTTATGATACGAACTTCGATGTCTATGTTCCCTGGGATGGGGACACAGATAAAGTCCAACGAGTAACCTTGAATTCGATCGTTCCAAGTGTTTATATTAAACACTATTGCGAAAAGGTCGATATACAAAGTCACCAGGCAGCCTGCTTTGCAGAGTTTCCTAATTATGTTCGGTTGCGAAAGGAAGGGGATTATGATATTCCCAACACTCGCCGGAACATGCCCTTCCACGAGCATATGCGTCGTAGAGGGATCAGTACATATGGACTCACAGTAGACACTACCCTTGATGGGTTGCGTCTTAACCGTGTTCCAGGTGTAGAGTGTCCAGAGTTTCGGACACTGTACAAGGTTTATCCAAATCGTTCTGATTTGCATCAACCTTTCCCAAAACCCGTATCGCATAAATTGTCTGGTGAATTTATTACTAGACAGCACTTGCCTGAATCAAAAATTGACTTCAAGCTTGTCGCGGAGATGGATCTAAACCCATCGCAAATAACAGACTTAGCCATATTTGGCCAACGTATGTTATCCGCATTTGCGAAACGATAACTTTAAACAACTAACCCTTATAAGTGAGCATAACATGCCAATCTTATTAAATACAACATTATTGCCGGAGATGACCCGTAAATTTCGCGAGAACTCAGCTGACAGTAATATGTATCATCATCGAAATTATACACCTGCACTTCCAGTAACTACTAGTGTTTCACGTATTCTACCAGTTCCTCGTAAGGGGAACATGGGTACGTGTAAAACATTAATTAATTCTCGGAAGACGGTTATAATCAATCGTGGTTTGTCGACGGAACGCAGTGTTCCGGTTATCATTAAAATAGAGACTTCGGTCCCAGTAGGTATTACACTACCGGACCTCGTAACTACCATGAATCAAGTTAGTGGCTTTGTTGACACTAAACAAGAAAACATGCAAGCTATTCAGGATCTATTTCTAACAGGACGTTTA